ACAAATGGGTATTAGAACCACACCTGCATTGAAGCGTATAGGTTGTGCTATGTTAAAGACTATCATAGAAAATGATAGACTAATTATAAATGATTTTGAAATATTATCAGAACTTACTACATTTGTAGCTAATAAAAGAGGTACAAGTTATGAAGCTGAAGATGGAAGGAATGATGACTTAGCAATGTGCTTAGTTTTCTTTGCTTGGTTAAGTCAACAAGACTACTTCAAAGAACTGACTGACATAGATATAAGAAAGAATTTATACAAGTTAAACGAACAAGCGTTAGAGGATGAGCTGGTACCATTTGGATTCATTGAAGATGGACAGAGTGGATACCAAGAAGATGACGAATTCAAAGGAGGAGAACTGGTGAAATCATGGGACTATGACTATGATAGAGACCAGACCTTCTAGTATAGAGTTTTATAAATAAAACAGAGCTTATATAATCTACCGTAAAATTAAAGGAGAATTGAAATGCCATTTCAGGTTAGTCCAGGCGTAAATGTATCCGAAATAGATCTGAGTACTGTTGTACCAGCTGTCTCGACTACAGAAGGCGCATTAGCAGGGGTTTTCAAATGGGGACCGGCAAAAACTCGTGTCTTAATTGACAGCGAGGAGAGTCTGGTATCTCGATTCCAGAAACCCGACGGGGATCATAACCCCGAAACATTCTTTACCGCTGCTAGTTTTTTAGCATATGGTAATAAACTATTTGTATCAAGAGTTATAGACAGTACTTCAAAGAACGCTGTTTCTAATGGTAGTTCAGCTGCGGTGGTAGTAGAGAACGAAGATAAGATAGCGAATGTAACATTACAAACAACTGATCATTTTGTTGCCAGATATCCTGGTGCATTAGGAAACAGCTTGCAAGTATCTGTTTGTAAAAGTGCAAACGATTACTCAGTATCATCAGGATCTGGAACACTCCAGATTGGATCAGGTAATAACATTGCAAACACATCAACAGACTTTACAGTAGCATCAGGTAGTTCTGGTGAAGATATTGTACAAGTAGGTGATATTATTACTTTTGGTAACTCAAGTGTTGGAACACACAACTTAGAAGTTACTGCTGCAAACAGTTCTACATTCACATTTAAAGACAAGTACACAGGTGCAACCGATCTAACAGGTTCTGCGAATACAACATTCACAAGAAACTGGAAATACTTTGACCTAGTAAGAGCTGCCCCAGGTACTTCAGCATACGTTGAAGGAAAAGGTGGCGTAGGTGATGAGATCCACGTTGTCGTAGCAGACCAAGATGGTGACATCACAGGTACAAAAGGTCAGGTTCTTGAAGTCTATGAAGGCGTATCAAGAGCAACAGACGCAAAAACAGAATCCGGCGAAAGCAACTGGTGGATCAATGTTATTGAAAGATCATCAGATTGGATCTATGCGAAAGCAGCATTTAACTTAGCAGCTAATACAACAGCAGCAAGTTCTACAGCTTTTGCATCTAACAATGCAACATACGACTCATTGAAGTTAGGTGTTGATGGCTTAGCAGAAGATTCAGTCTCATTAGGAGACATTGCATCAGGTTATGACTTATTTGCATCAGCAGAAGATGTAGACATCAGCTTAGTCTTACAAGGTAAGGCAATTGGTGGAACCAACAAAGACGGTCTTGCAAAATATATTAGAGACAATATATGCGAAAGCAGAAAAGACGTTGTTGGATTTATCTCACCAGATAAAGCAGACGTTGTTGATAACGACGGTGATGAAGTCACAGCTGTAAAAGCATTTAGAAACGGAATCACAAATTCAAGTTATGTATTCCTAGATTCAGGATACAAATATATGTACGACAAGTACAATGATGTATACAGATACATTCCATTGAATGGAGACATGGCAGGTTTAGCAGTTCGTTCAGACGAACTAAGAGATGCTTGGTTCTCACCAGCTGGATATAACAGAGGTGGAATTAAGAACATTGTTAAACTAGCTTTTAATCCAAATAAAGCAGAAAGAGACTTGTTATATCAATCAGACATTAACCCAGTAGTTACATTCCCAGGACAAGGTACAATCTTGTTTGGTGATAAAACACTATTAGGTAAACCATCTGCATTTGATAGAATCAACGTTAGAAGACTCTTCATTGTATTAGAGAAAGCAATTTCAACAGCTGCTAAATTCTCATTATTCGAATTCAATGACTCATTCACACAAGGTCAATTTAAGAATCTTGTTGAGCCATTCTTAAGAGATGTACAAGGAAGAAGAGGAATCGTTGACTTCAGAGTTGTTTGTGACGAAACAAATAACACAGGTGAAGTTATCGATAGAAACGAATTTGTTGGAGACATATATGTCAAACCTTCAAGAAGTATCAACTTCATTCAACTCAACTTTGTTGCAGTTAGAAGTGGAGTAGAGTTCTCAGAAGTAGTTGGACAATTTTAAATAAATAGGAATAGGAGAAAACAATGGCTTTTAACATTAACGAGATTAGGTCCCAGTTATCACTAGGTGGTGCTAGACCTACCCTGTTCCAGGTTAATATGTCGAACCCTGCAAACGCTGCTGGAGATCTGAAGACACCTTTCTTGGTAAGGGCTTCTCAGGTTCCAGCTTCAACTTTAGGTTTTATTGAAGTACCATACTTCGGTAGAAAGGTTAAGATTGCAGGTGATAGAACATTTGCTGAATGGAACGTAACAGTAATAAACGACGAAGATTTCTTAATCAGAAATGCTATGGAAGAGTGGATGAACACAATCAACTCACACCTAGGCAACGTAAGAGGTTTTGGTTCAGCTTCTGATTTATCTTATAAATCAACAGCACAAGTTATACAGTATTCTAAAACTGGAGTACCAATCAGAGAATATTCCTTCAACGGAATCTTCCCAACAAATATAACTGAAATGGACGTTGATTGGAATGCAACTGATGTAATCCAAGAATTTAACGTAACATTCCAGTACGACTGGTGGGAAGTTACTGGTGGTTCTACAGGAAACGCTGGCGGAAACTAGAGATAAAGGCAACCTAACCGTTGCCTTTATATCTTTATGGGGATATAATACTATCCTTATAAATATATTATGAGGTAATCAATGGCAGAATTATTCGGATTCGAGATAAAGAGAAAGACCACAGACAATGATCTAGGGTCTTTTGTTGCGCCATCTACTGACGACGGTGCTGTCGTAGTAGCAGAAGGTGGTGTATATGGACAATATGTAGACCTCGAACAGAACAGTAAGACAGAAGGTGAGTTGGTTACTCGCTATAGAAAAATGTCAATGCAACCGGAATGTGAAAATGCTATCGATGATGTAGTAAACGAATCAATTGTTTACGATCCAGATAGCCACACAGCAGAAATCAATTTAGATGCAGTAGAAGTATCTGACGCAATCAAATCAAAAATACACGAAGAGTTTATGAACATCAAAGACCTATTGGACTTTGAGCGTCAGGCATATGAAATATTTAGACACTGGTATATTGATGGTAGAATGTACTATCATGTTATCATAGACGAAAAAAATGTACAAGATGGTATTCAAGAATTAAGGTATATCGATCCTAGAAAAATAAGAAAGGTTAGAGAGGTCAGAAAAAAACGAAGCGGTACTGGCCCTAACACTATTCATCTAGCTCAGACCAAACAAGAATACTTTATGTACAATGACAAAGGTTTTAAAGGCGGACCTGGAACAGTCAATCCCGCTCAAGGAACTACTCAAGGTATAAAGATTGCCAAGGATAGTATCCTCCATTGTACATCTGGTCTTATGAGTGAAGATAATAAAATGGTATTATCTCATTTACATAAAGCAATAAAACCTCTAAACCAATTACGTGTTTTGGAAGATGCAACAGTCATCTATAGAATATCAAGAGCACCAGAGAGAAGAATATTCTACATAGATGTTGGAAATCTTCCAAAAGTGAAAGCAGAACAATATCTAAGAGATATGATGGCCAAGCATAAGAATAGATTAGTATACGATGCGTCCACAGGAGAACTAAGAGACGATCGTAAATTTATGACTATGTTGGAAGATTATTGGTTACCAAGAAGAGAAGGTGGTAAAGGTACAGAGATTACTACTTTACCAGCTGGACAGAACCTTGGTGAAATGGATGATGTATTATACTTTCAAAAGAAATTGTACAGAGCACTTAATGTGCCAGTGTCGAGATTAGAAGCCGAAACAGGTTTCGCAATAGGCAGAGCTTCTGAAATTAGTAGAGATGAAATTAAGTTTCAGAAGTTTATTGCTAGATTAAGATTAAAATTTAGTCAGTTATTTGAAAAGTGTTTAGAGAAACAACTTATTCTTAAAGGAGTTATTACTCCAGATGACTGGCCATCACTAAGAAGAGAAATTAGATTTGACTATGTAACAGATAGTCATTTCTCAGAACTAAAAGATTTAGAAATATTCAGAGAGCAGATATCAGCTATTAATGACGTCGATCCATACCTAGGAAAATACTTCTCACAACAGTATGTTAAGAAGAATATCCTCAAGCAAACAGATAAAGAGATCGAAGATATGCATGCAGAAATGATGATAGATGCAGAGAATGAACAAGAACAAATGGATGCTCAACAGCCGGAACAACCGGAAAATGGTGAAGAACCTATGGATCCACAGGGAAATGGATACCCAGAAGCACCGCCTGAGCAAGTGTAAGATATATAAATATACTAGGAGAATATAATGAGTGATAATGTAAGAGATATAGTTGACTTGGCATTAGACGACAAACCTAATAAAGCTGGTGATGTCTTGAATGATGTACTCGTAGATAAACTAGGAGACAAAGTACAAGATATAAAGAACCAGGTAAGCAATGAGTTGTTTGGTCAAGAACATGATCCAGACGCTGAGCCGGTTGAAGTACAACCAGAGCTAGACTTAGAGCCAGAAGTAGAAGAAGATGGTGAAGAGTATCAAGCTGATCAGGAACAAATAGAAGAACCTGATGAATCAGAGTCTGTTGAAGATGAAGGTGAAGAACTAGAAGTAGAACCCGAAACTGATGAAGGTCAGGAAGAAGAGGAAGAGGAAAATGAAATCACTGAGACAGATAGTTGAACTAAAAAAGATTGACTTAATACCAGATCCTGAGTTACAGGCTGGTAAAG